GTACTGGTCGCGCTGTTGCCGCATGATAGACGCATCGTTCTGAAGGCCGACCAGGCTTTGAACCAGCGCCTCGTGGTTCTCCTGGATATCATTACCAGACCTTTCTAACATGACATGAATCTCGTCAGCAAGCAAGCGATTTAGGTTTTGGATTTGTGTTAATTTTGTCGGATTGTTCTCATCAATCAACGACTTGTACTCTGCAAGCTTTCTCTCGAACGCGGGGCTCATTATTACTGAGCTACATTTACATCCTCCACGCAATAGCGGTAGTAGTTGCTACGACCCGCAGTATCCGAGTGGCGCGTGACCTCGATTACATCACCTGGGATGGCACCAATCCACTTGATCATCGTATCCTGCGAATCAATCCAGGGCAGCTGGTTCTCAGGCTCCGAAATCTTGTACTTGTCAAAGATCTCCGTACGCTCAGCCTCATCCAGAATGCGGTGCGGCATGGCCATCCGGTGGGTCGTGATGTCAAACTGAAGTTGCCAAATGTGGAAGAGAGCCACCCGCTTCTTGGCGTGGGACTTTGCGACACGCAGAACATTCTCTGACGGCGGGCTCATGGCCACAATTACAATTCCGTTGGTATGACCGTTCTCCTCCGCAAAGGCGAGAACATTGGTAATGTCTGTGGAGAGGATCTTATCTTTTTGGCTGAAGCACACCAAGACATTTCCTACAGTGTAGAGAGTCACCTTCTCCATCTTCTTGTTGTCCGTTGCGACGCGCTCGGTTGTCGTCTCAAGCTTGCGGCGGCTGAGCATTGTGCGAAGAATATCAAGTGCCTTGTCCTCCATTGTGAGTCCCCCTTCTTACAAGTTAGGACATTCGTTTTTTTCGGGAGCTTGAACAATGAAGCAGTGGATCTGGTTCTTGATTGCTCTTGTCGTTGTAGCCTTTGCCATGAAGATGTCTGGATTTGAAGGATTCCAAGGCGGCCCTGCTGACGGTAAGATGATTGACATGAGTCAGCAGAAGCGCGCAATGAAGCTGGAGGATTCTTCCTATTCGCAGAGAACCAATCACTTTGTTCAGAACAACAGTGTTGGAGAAGCCCTTGGACAGGATACGCCCTGGCAGGTAAACCAGTTTAAGAGCCGTATGTGAGAAGATCCAATGGGATCTAAAGCTAGAATCCCTAGGGCTCTTCGAGAACAAGTATGGCTAGTCCGCGTAGGACCTGTATTCCAAAGCAAGTGCAAGGTCTCGTGGTGTACGAATACCATGAACGTGTTTGATTTTCAATCGGGCCATAACATTCCCGAATCAAGGGGCGGTAAGACAGATGTGTCGAACTTGATCCCGATTTGTTCTCGTTGTAACTCATCAATGGGTAGCCAATACACAATCAGCGAATGGACAAAAAAGTTTGCTCCTCCGAAACTGACCTTTTGGCAGTGGATCAAAGGTCTATGCTCAAGGTCTTAGACGGTAACGGCTCCGGCTCCCAGAATGCGCGGAGATCGGGCAGGTGATCGGAGAGCCACTTCGGGTCTTTAGGAACAAAGTCCTTCTTGATATCCGTCAGCACCCAATAGATGTACTGATACTCCTCCGTCAGCCCTGACTGCCACTGGTGAAGATCAACGTTATCGGGCTTGTAATCCACCTTCCCCTCAGGGTCCACAGCAAAGATACCCTTCGTATCCTTGCTTTGATCCCATGCCGTAAAGTTCACCTGCTTGAACCGAAACTCTACATACTCACACTCGTCAATTCCCGTACACTCCATCTGCATTTGCATTTGGTGAATGTAGTAGCTTGGAATTTCATCCTTGCGCGCACGGCTCATGGGGCACTTGAACTCCACCAGTCGACCGTAGCGCATCGGGTCGGCATCCGCATACCGAGGCACGATCAGACCGTCCGGAGAGGCACCCAGAAACTTATGAACCGGATGCTGACAGCAGCCCACATCGATGATGTCGCATCCAGTTGAATCCTCGTAGATCTTCTTTGCGACGGGCTCAAAGCGAGTTCCCCAGATCAGAGCAGGGATCGCATTGAAGGGATTGGAGTCGCTCTTGGTCGGTGGCTCCAGCTTCTTCTCCAGGAGCTCCAGGCGAGACGCAGCTGTCTGCCAGACCTTTGAAACCTCTGACGCAGTGATCATGGTTCCGCGCTGGGCATGCCAGGCATCGGTTCGCTGGTCCTGCTTGCCATACAGTCTGACCGTCCGCTCAAAGGCGCGATCACGAATCCACAGACGACCCGGAGCCCCTGTCATCAACGTCTGTGTCACCCGCATCACCTCTCTCTTCAGGTGTCGATACGATAGCTCCGGCGCGAGGGATTTGCACAGCAAAGTGAAATGGCGTAGGCGCGCGTTCAAATGCGTGTAGGGTCGGTTCTCCAGTAGATAGGACGCGAGTGCTTCCTCCATTAGGGTTCTCACCCTTGCTCTCCGAAAGTTCATTTTGGCGCTGAAGAAGGCGGGCTTCGAAGTCTCCCGCTCCTAGCACGCCCAGTTCGTTTGTGCGGGAAAACATCTCTTGGTACATCTTCTTGAACTCCACATCCATGTCATCTAGCACACCCAGAGGAACGCCCACGTCCTCCATGGTTGGCAGAACATCATCATCCTTGAACACCGGATCGGGAGGCTGAGGTTGATCCCGCAGCATCTCCAGGAACGTAGAGTAGACCTTATCACCTTCGACCATCATGAAGGTACCCGGCGTTGTCGCCTCCAGAACTCTACCTTCCTCGCGGGCACGATTGATAACCTCTCCAGTGCACACGGCCATTCCAATTGAAGTTCCGGCATCCCTGTCAGTCTCCATTTACTTTACTTTACCGACCCACTTTAAGCGAGAATACCGCAGTCAAGATAAATGGAGGTCATTCAGAATCGCGATCACTGGGTTCTTCACCGTCTGGAGGGATTCTATTCCAACACAGAGAACTTCAACAAGGTCCAAACAATCCTTTCGGGAGAGTCCAAGGTCAGCCTCCGTCTTTTGGACTGGCTCGTGACCAATTACGCCAAGAAGCACAATGTGTCCTACCTCGTAGGCAGTCGTCACGTGATTGTATACCTTGCCTACAAGTCTCACCTGAAGGCCTATAGCAAAAAGATGTTCGACCCCTTCTGTCGTTGGAAGCGTATTCAGTTCATGGGCCTGGACACCACCGTGGGACAGCTCAACTTTTTCGAGTGGGCCATTCAGGATGATGTGCTCAAGTACCTCGAGGACAACTACGATGCGATCCATGCGGATATGGATGCCTGTTCCACAACCATTCAGCCCAAGACGGCAGAGGACGGTAGCCGACGCAAGCGTCACGAACTCAGTCGCTCAGCAACAAAGGCCGTGCGTCACCACGACGTGAAGGTTGTTGTGTCGTTTGAGTAATGCAGTCGGTTCTTGACCCACGTGTTCTCTACACGGATCTTTCTCGCGACGTTGTCGAGCATGACGTTGATGTCGTCTCGGATTTGTGGTCAATGAATGGTCGTGATGTCTATCGGGGTTCCCGCGATACACAGTACTCGCACGCAAATGTTTATTGGCTGTACACAGAAGAGCTTGAACGCACAGGTCTGGTTGAGCACTCGTTGGCAGATCATGCCGACTTCCGAATCTTGTGGTTCTATGAGACTCCCTTTGCGACTCTCCTGCAGGAAGAGGGCTGGACAAACGATCGGAGTCTCTGGTCAGTTCTGCCTCGCACGACGGTTGAGCGATTTCTAGGGGAGGATTGGACCAGCCCCGACTTACTCTTAGGTGCCTGTCTATACGGACCGAGTCGCATCTTGACAGTGGATCATGTGCTTCGATCGCCCACGGTCTACAGCTGCGATGAGTGTGGTCGGAAATCACTACAAAAAATGGCATGCGGGACCACTCAGTCTTTGCTGAACAATCCTGATAAAGCAAAAATTTTGTTTATAGACGATGACCTGTACGTCTGTAAGCCACCTAGTGGCTCACGGGTGTGGGATCTACTCGGCTTTAGATCGCCGAGGGCTGAGCCGTCCGACGACGAGCCTGCTTTGCAGGAGCTGGAGCAGCTGGAACCGGAGCCGCACTTGGCGTCTCCCGAGTCTCCTCGTCCTCCTGCTGATCCTCATCCTCCGTCGCAACCGGAATCTCCGCCGCAGCAGCAGCCACCGGCTCATCCCCAGTCTCCTCCGCGTCAAACATCTGAGCCGCCGTCACACGAGCCTGAGCCGAAACCTGAGCGTACGAGATACGCCACGTCACGCCGAAACCCTGACCCGAAACGTAGATACTCGGGCTGACGATGAAGCGAGCCTCCATGCGCTTCGGGAATACCGCCTCCAGGTTGTCCGGGCTCAGCGCAATCGGACGATTGGCCATGTCCACCGCATCCATGCTGACCGTCAGCTGACCGCGATCGTTGGGGTACACCGGAACCTTCATGCGGAAGCTCGGAGGATACTTACCATTCGGCACCCACTCAGCACCCTGCTTCTCCACGCTGGGAGACACCAGAGACTTCATGCTGTCACGGAGGACATCCTCCTTGCGAGCACGACCGAACCACGACGTACTGCGCTCCACAGCCGTCTTGATTACCTTCTCCTCAAGATCCTTGAGGAAGTTGTACATCTGACCGACCTCACCAGCCTCTGCCGGGGCACGCTCCTTCGCGTAGGAGTCGCAGCCACGCAGACTGGCGAGCATGGTGTAATTGACGCCATTCTCAGTCTCCTTGATTGATACGCCCATGGGGTACTGGAGCTTTGGAACACGCATCTGGAAATTCTGCCCATTGTACTTGATCGGGACACTCTTGGACCCGTTGTTCTTGCTGATGCGGATATCGCCGAAGGAGACCTTGCTGATGTCGAGGTTGGAAGCGTTGATGGTGGCGTTGACGGACATTTTGATCTGGTTGTGTGGTCTTACTACTCAGCCTGGCTGTAGATCCATTTTGTCTTTACGTTTCTACTTTCAAGAACTCTCCCTGAGAAAGGTAATGGTCAGGTGCGCCGCTACGAAAAGGCGCGGGGCCACGACCCAGTGTACTGCAAATGCCATCCTTGGGCATACTGTATGTGGCACCCATG